GCGCTGATGATTGAGTATTTCTTAAATGGTGCGGCCGCAGTGTGGCACCTTCCTGATCCCGATTACGAATCAGGTCATCAGCTGAGAATTATTCCCCGTGCATGGATCACTAATTCCGATTTTGACACAGCATATTCGCTCAGCAGTATCACCGTTAAATCAATCGGGAATGCTCCGGCGGTCAAAATACCCGCTACAGATTTCACATTCTTTAAGTATTACCATCCCGGACAGCCCGGAGGATTTATTAGTCCTGTTTCATCGCTTAAGCAGATCTTAAGCGAACAGATACAGGCTGATAGGTTCCGCTCAAAGATCTGGAGGTCTTCCGGAAGATTTAACGCTTACATCTCAAGACCTAAAGATGTAGTTGCTTGGGATGATGAAACTAGAAAGAAATGGATCCAGGCATTCCGTGAAGGATGGGGCTCGGGCGGAAGCAATGAAGGAAAGATACCTCTCCTTGAAGACGGAATGGAAATCAAGCCCTATCAGTTCAATGCAAAGGAAGCACAGTATGCAGAGACTAAGCAGCTGTCCCGTGAGGACGTTGCCGCTGCATATCATGTAAATCCTTCGCTCATATGGCACACAAACACTCAGACATTCGCATCGGCAAAAGATAACGCGAGAGCGCTCTATTCCGATTGTCTCGGACCTACGCTTCAGATGCTTCAGCAGAGGATAAACACATTCCTGCTTCCGATGCTCGGAGCGGATCCGAATACTTACGTTGAATTTGATCTTACCGAAAAGCTCAAAGGCTCATTCGAGGAAAGAGCATCGATGCTTCAGAGTGCTGTCGGCGGTCCTTACATGACCAGAAACGAAGCAAGAGCAGATTCGAACCTTCCTCCCGTAGATGGAGGCGATCAGCTCATTGTTCCTTTGAATGTAAATAACGGAATTGATAATCCTGCAGTCGGGGAAGAAGCTCCGAAGATGCGGTACATCTCAAAGAAATCCGCAGAGAGTACGCACATCAAAGGCAAGGCTGATGATGAGGAAAGTGAGGCTCTTGGAGCGGTGATTGAAAAGTTTTTCAAGAGACAGGCCAAGAGCATCATCCCCAAGATCGGAGCCGGTAAAGAATGGTGGGATGAGAATAGATGGAACAATGAATTATCTGAAGACATTGATCCTGTCATCTTCGAGATTGCCACAAAGCACGGCACAGAGATAGCCGAGGAACTCGGCACCGAATACTATTCTGGTAAAACGGTCAACTATCTCAAAGCGCTTGCTGAGGGCAGAGCAAAAGCAATCAATTCAGCCACAAAAAAGAAACTCGATGATGTTATCGAGTCTGATCCTGAAGACCTCGAGGAAGAGATCGAGCACGTTTACGAAGTCAGAGAAGACAAAGACGCTGATCTTCTCGGAATGACAATCGCAACCACAGCAGCTTGCTGGGCTATCGGTGAAGCATGTGCACAGGCCAAGGATCAGGGCTATTCAGCAGAAGTGTTTAAGACATGGGTAACTGGAGAAAATCCCCGCGAAGATCATGCAATGATGGACGGAGAGACCGTTCCGGTAGACCAGAGATTTTCAAACGGTGCCGACTGGCCCGGAGATGACATACTTGGACCTGATGGAACGTGCGGATGCAACTGCACGACCGAAATCACCATCACAAGGAGGTAAGAGATGGAAAGATTATATAAGTCATTCGAACTTAAAGAAGGGGAAAATGGAGTAGTTGAAGGCTACGCCTCAACATGGACCAAGACCCCCGACTCATACGGAGATATCGTTATCAAGGGAGCTTTCACTGACACTCTGAAGAAGAGAAAAGCGTCAGGTCATCCCTTTCCTCTTTGCTTCAATCATGATTTTGACCAGATCATCGGAGCAGTATTTGAGGCTTATGAGGATGATTACGGATTGAAGATCAGAGCTTCATTCCTCAATACACCCGCCGCCCAGGAAAAGAGAGAGCTCGTCAAAGAAGGCATTGTTTGGCAGTTCTCTTTTGCATATTCCGTTCTCGGTTCGGAAGCACCCACCGAGGAAGAAAAAAAACAGGGCATTTGGCAGAAACTCACAAAGCTGGATCTCTATGAAGTATCACTTGTACCCGTACCTGCAAATCAGACCGCAGTAGTCACCGACATCAAGAACGATGACAACATCGAGGAGAAGGCAGGCAAGAGAAACAGTGCAAAGGACGAAGCTCTTATTAGAGATGCTATTAGCGCTCTGCAGGCGCTTTTAGATAACGCAGATGATCAGGGAGAGGACGAGCCTAAAGCCAACGGGGCACCGGAGGAGCATAAAGCGAGCAATCCCGAAAAAGATGCACTGCTCACCTATATCAAATCTATGGAGGATTAAGAAATGAACAAGACAGAATTGCTCGCAGCCAAGAAGGCAGAGCTCGCAGCACTTGCTCCCGACATCGAGAAAGACGCAGAAGGCGCACTCGAAAAGGGCACAGCACTCAAGACTGAGATCGAAACTCTTGAAACAGAGATCGCAAAGGACAGAGAGAAAGCAGCTGTCCTCAAGTCTATCGGAACAGTAGACCCCATCAAGCAGGAGGAAAAGAAAATGAATGCACTTGATACTTTCGTAAAGAAGGCATCAGAAGTAGATCGTTCCGTCAAGGGATGGAGCGTAAGCGGAACCATTAAGATGAACCGTAAGGCAGCTACTGACGTAGTTACCGGAGTTCAGATTGCAGACATCGACAGAGAGATGCCCGTAAGAGATGCACAGAAGAGAGCAAGAGACCTCTTCACTGTTACCAGGATCAGCGGAAATGCTGTCACTTACTTCCGTCAGGGAGCATACGAAGGAAAGCCCGCTGTTACTGCTGAAAACGCTAAGAAGCCTCAGAACAGCACCAGCTTCGAAAGCATCACTCTTCCTCTTTCCAAGGTCGCAGCTTACATCAAGGAGACCGATGAAATCGTAACCGATGCTCCTTTCCTTGCTGATGAAGTTGAAAACTCTCTTATCTTCGAAGTCATGAACGTTGAAGACTCTGAGATCATCAGCACCGTAGCTAGAACCACTGGCATCCTTGCCGGTACCTATGGCGCAGGCTCCGGATCTATTGCTGCAACTCTTGAGGATGGCGTTCTCTATGCAATCAAGCAGATCAAGACAGTCGGACATCTCAATGCTGATTCCGTGATCATCAACCCTCTTGATATGTACGCACTTCAGACCGCTAAGGACGCCAACAAGCAGTACATCGGCGGTGGCTTCTTCTATGGAGCATACGGAAATGGCGAATACAAGGCTCCCGTATTCCTTTGGGGCGTTCCTGTATTTGAGAGCGCAGAAGTTGCTCAGGGTAGCGTACTTGTAACTGCTAAGCAGGCTGTCAAGATCTGGACCAAGGGCAATGACGTTGATGTCAAGCTCTATGAGCAGAACGAGGATGATGCAATTTACAACAGAGTCACCCTTGTCGGTGAAGAGAGACTTGCTGTTGCAGTCAAGAACCTCAACGGTGTATATCTGCTCAGCGCAGAATGATAATGTTGGGGCGGTGAAGAGCCGCCCCTTCTTTTGAAGGAGGCAATATGGAACTTTACAGAATGCCTAACGGAGTGATCAGACAGTTTGATGGAAACGCACCCGAGGGAGCGGTACCTCTTAAGAAAGCTGTCAAAGTCGAAAAGGCAGTAGAAGAGATCGAAGAGAAAGCGGTCGAAGAGATCAAGAACAAGGCAGTCACACCCGCAAAGAACAAGAAAGGAAGCAAGAAATGAGTTTGCTGACAAGCTGGGGATATACACTTGAAAACGCATCAGCATTGCCTATAGCGATAACCGAGGCGGAATTTAATACATACACCGGAGGAAAATACACCGGTGACACCCGTATCATGCCCAGCGTGAAAGCGGCATCTCTTGCCTTACAGAATTATTGCGGATGGCACCTTTTCGGAGCTGAGCCCTGCAAGATTTCATGGAACATCAAAAACCGTGGAATCATCGCAACCGGCAGAGATCTGCTCATTCAGCTCCCTGCAAGGATGATCACCGGGATCACTTCGGTGACTATCGCAGGAGAAGAGACCACAGATTATTCATTCCAGCCGAGCGGTCTTCTGACCGTTTATGATGTATCGATAAGTGACCGCAGAGATGTGATTGAAGTCGAATACACAGCAGGAGTGACAGATAGTGATGCACTTAAGGAGCTGGTCGCAGATATGGCCACTTTGAAACTCGCAAAGTCCTATGGAGTTACATCAGAGGCAGCAGGCGGTGTTTCAATCACCTACAATTCATCGTGGACTAACGGATCCTATGATCGCGTTCTCGAGAACAATGCTGCAATGCTCCATCCGTATAGGCTGGAAGGAGTTTTCTAATGCTTTCATTTTGCAATCAGTCAATCAAAATAATAAGGCCCGGTACCAAGACAATAAGAGGCTCTGAGGTTCCCGACTGGGAAAACACAGAGACTCCCGTCATTGTGGGTGGTTGTTCAATACAGCCTGCCGCCACAACTCTTTCAGAGGATGGGCGTGTATTGGGTTTGAGCGATGGCCTGACAGTTTATGTACCGAGCGGAACGGATGTAAAAGCCGG